TTATAATCCGTAGAAAGGACGAAAAAATTCCACCCCGAATCCAATATTAAATTGGACTTCTTCTCCTGACGGGGTTGTTGTTTTTTTGGTTAAATCAAGACCTGGTTTCTTTTCTTGTGTGAATTTTCTAAAATCTTGAGAATCTTTAATTGGTAAGCTTTCAACGAAATGTCTAATAGCCATAGGGTCTCTATTACCCTTAGCAGACTTAATCATCATTTCCATTCTTTTGGTGATAATTGGTGCAACACCATTACCATTCCAACTTGTTTGGATTTGTTCTAATTCTAACTCTTGTTTTTGGTTAACAAACACAAACGTCACGTCTGCACCGCTTTTTGGCATTGTGTATGAATATTCACCATTTACATCTGCAACTAAATCAAATTTCTTGTATGATAACGAACTTAAGTCAACTTCAACATCAAAAGGTTGGTTTGTTTTTGGGTCAGTTAGTGTTACTTTATATTCGGTTCCAAATGCGGTATTTCTTAAAAATATGAGAATTGCTTGTCTATCTTCATCAACCAACTCTTCAACATCAATATCTTTGTCCACTACTTTTCTTTTAAGAATTTCGGTAACAATTTGATTTGTTTGCGTTAGGTTTGGCGCGGCTAATATATTCTCGTCAGAGGCGGTCAAATAAGCCACTTTAACGGACTTTTTCTTATTTTGGTAGTAAATCCCCATACTAGGTAATTCAACTACGTCATATGCAATTGTTGGGTCAATATATTGATTATTCATATTCTAAGTTTACACTATAACTACAAGAAAGTAAAGAATTTAAATAAAAAAACCGATACCCATTGATGGAATATCGGTTTTGTATATGAAAAAAATGTAATATTAATAAACTTGAATACATCTATCCATTCTCAAGCTACAATCGATTGTCGCCAAATCATCTCTTGAGTAATCCAAATCACCAAAGTTTAAACTAGTTAAGAAACAACCTTGTAAAATCCATTTCTCAACCACAACTCCTGTTGGGTCTAACAATTCAAGTTCCACATCTTTCTTGTATCCTGCAGCATAACCCATTCTACCTGTTACTGATTCTGCGTGTAAACGGAACCATTCCATAAGAGCTTGAGAAGCTGAAGGACCGATTGGGTCTCTAAATGTTACTTTAATTTCTTCCCATTCAAATTGTCCTGCTACGTAAGACTTCGTATTTAAAAATGGTATTTCTACTGATTTTATTTTTGCGCTTGGTCTTGCCGTAGAAGCGATATACCATTCATTAATACCCAAGGAAGATGGGAATCTTAGGATAAATCGATTTTTACGTTTCGGTTCAAATGGAACCGGCATCTTCATTAATAAATCTGCCATATTGTGTTAGTTAAATTTAATGTGTTATTTTGCTTTCTTATAAATATATCAGTATTGCAAATAATTTTTTTTTAAAGAAAATCTTGGTATTTCTTGTTTTTATCAATTATTTTTCGTAGTTTTTTACACCAGTATACTAGTTCCAGAATAAATAAATATTTAAATTTTAATAAAATATAAAGAATATAAAAGATACCAGAATATAAGTTCTAGTATCTAGTTCTAGTAATACTGGGCAAAATAAATCAAATATTTGGATACAGGTTCCATGTGGAACCTTTAATAAAAAAGGAGATGTTTTTAGCATCCCCTTTTCTATTTTTATATCTCCTTTTAGATTAGATATTTTCAAATGAAGCTCCTGTTGGAGTAATTACGAATTCCAAATCAATAAATTCAAGAGAACGAGTAGGTTTAACGTAGATTTTACCTCTCAAAGTGTTTGCATCAATGTCTTCTGGATCATTAGACACAGATACCTTAAATTCATACAAACCTCTTTCCTTTTTAATTGATTCCAAGATAGGGTTTACCAATCTTAAGAATTCTTGTCTTACTTGGTCATCGTTTTGTTCAAACAATAATCTTACAGCAACTGCAGAGATTAACTTTCTTGCTCTTAATAACAATCTTCTTACGTTGATTCTATCAAGTGCCGATTCTCTAACTTGTAACGTTTTGTTACCCCAAATAATGGTACCAGTATCAGAGAATGTCGCAATTGGGTTAATTCTGTTTTTATATAATGTATCTCTATCGTCAAGAGTTAATTTCTTGTAAGCTTTGATAGCGTTTACCAAACCTCTTGAATAACCTGCAGGTGCAAACCAAGGGTAAGCAACATTATCTGTTAAAGCAATGTTCTTAACTACTTCACCTGTTGGTGGAAGATAGATTTGAGTTGCGTTGTCAGTGTCTCTTACTTGAATCCAAGGCCAATATGTTGCTGAGTAGTTAGAATCGATATTTGATAACTCTAAATCACCAACTACACCATCAACTTCTTGTTGTGAGTTTGGACCTGGAGCACCAATGATATATAAAGAATCGGCTCTATCATTTTCAACCATATCAATTGCTTGATTAACTAATGAACTGTGGTCAATAAAATTGATACCAGGAGTTGCAAATAAGTTAATGTCAATCGCTTCAGGGTTAGAATATGTTTGGATACCTTGTAAATAAGCATAATAATCTGAGTTACCATTATCATTACTGAACACACCACCGTTTGTGGTGTTACCTGAAATGTAAGTATGTTTACCAAAGATGTAACCATCACCTGTTGTTCTTGTGCTTCTGTAGATATCCCAACCATCAAAACCACCACATACTGCGAAAGTAAATTTACGGTAATTGATGTTTGTTAATTTATTTTCAGTTGTGCCTGTTTGTGTTTGTCCTTCTAAATCGTAAGTTGTTGTTTGGTAAATCTGTGTTCCACCTGTTGTTGTAATTACAGACGCATTTGTGGAAAGGTGGAATCCGTAAGTTGATGTTGTCCCGCTATATCCTTTGTATTTAAATAAATCTTCATCATACTTAAATCCCGCTTGAGTAGATAAACCTAATGTTACTCTTCTAACTTTATCACCATCAGACATTTTAACACTACCATTAGCATTGTAATAAACAGTTTCACCTGCGTCAAAATAATTTGTTTTGTATAAAACATTACCTAATGTATTATTGTCACCACCAAAAGCACTATTATTTACGAAACCTTTGAAACCTGCAGGGAATGCGTCTGTTGGGGCACCATCTGCCATTACTAATGTGATATATTTTGAATTCAATGGGTATTCGCCATCTGATGTACCTACTTTTCTTGCGATGTAACCAGGTAAATCAGGGTTCATTGAACATCTTGTAAATTTTTCTAATACAACTTGATTGTCGTCTGTATCATAGAAATCACGAAGAATCATATCAAATTCACCTGTTTCAATGTTAATGTTTTGTATTTGTATTTTAAGTTGAAAGTTAGCAGCTTCACCATCCGCAATTGTTTGAACTGAGAATAATTCGTCAACCTTATTACCTCTAACTTCAGATACAACTGTGTTAGACATTGTGGTATCCCAAGGTTGTCTAAAGTTATCACCTTCATCATTGTAAACTTCAACTAAACTTAAACCTTTAATAAAACCTTGGTTATAAGCGTTTAATAATAAGTTAGGATAAACCTCATGAACATATAGTGGATGTCCACTATAGTCTTTATCAAAAACGTCTGCACCTAAAACCTTAGTAATATATTTTGTAGATGTTGTATCTAATGAACATGTAAATGCTTTAACGCCACCGGTATGTCCTGATACTTCTATTGAAAACTCACCTAATGGGTTTGTTTGAATTCCTGTAACATCAGATAATTGAAAACTTGTATTACCTGTTACTTCTAATACCAAATTTTGTGCATCATAGTGACCTCTTGATCTTAATGCCGCAACTGTTATACCGTCATAATCAGAATTTACAACTGCTGCATATGTGTATTTTGTTACATCAAAATAACCACCTACATTCCAAACAAACAAATAAGCATAAACAGCATTTGTTCCGTTAGTCCATTCGTTATACCAATTTTTATTGTTATACGCACTAAATGGTGATAACAATTTAGTTCCACCAGGAACATCAGCATCAGGTATAGCACCAATTTGGAACCAAGCTCCTGTTGTGAGTCCCGTTAAACCACCATAATTGGTTTCAATATATGCAGCAACGTTATTAACACCATCAACTGATGTGTGTCCCGTTAAACCACCATAAAAACTACTATTTGTCATACCTGTATGTGCATCAGGGTCCATAGTAGAATTAGTATCAGTGTAGTCTGTTAAATCAACAACCATACCACCGATTGTTTTGATACCGAATGTTTTATATGGTAGGTAACCAGTTTTACCTAATATTCTTGTTACGAATAATTGGTTTGATTCTTGTAAATAAGCCTTAGCCACATAAGGTAGTTCATATTTAGGAGCGTTAGAACCATCTTTTTCAGGAGATGTAGTTCCGAAATATGTTTTGAATTCGTCGTAACTTCCGATTAAAATTGGTTCAAATGCAGGACCTTTTAAGGTCTCACCAACCAATCCTAAAGTAGTTACACCTACGCTTTGTGCTACGAATGTTAAATCCTTCTCTGATGTGTAGACACCAGGAGAAACGAATACTTTGTTTGAATTTGCCATCTAAATTGTGTTTGAGTAGATTTTTTTTATTAGTTTATTATAAATATCTTTGTTTTTATCAAAGATTTCCCAAGTTTTTTTAAAAAGATAGTTATTTATCTTAAATTATCTTTCAATATGGAAAACAAACAGAAAAACGTAAAAATCGGTGAAAAACACCATGAAATGCTTAAAAACCACTGTGATAAAAATGGTTTAAAGATTTATAAAGTTTTAGAAAAATTTATTGAGGACTATTGTAGACCTAAAAAGAAGGATATCTACGGGGAATAAAAGACACCACATAAGTGTGAATGTCTTAGTATAAATAAGTAATACCTATCTTTGAATTAGGTGCAGGTGCTCCAACTAATGTTACCTCATGCATACCTGTTATATTAAAACCCAACCCCTCTTCTTCCACAAGACCGTTAATATCAAGTGATACCACACTTTGAATTACTTGAGTTACACTAAAAACAAGTGAACCTGTATATTCGTAATATTCAGTTATAACCTGTAATATTTTTCCGTAATTATCAATAATGACGTTATTTTTACCTTTATAATATTTTATAGTAATTATACTTCCTTCATAAGGTGCTTCGTCAAACGTAATCTTAGATGTTCCTTGTATGTGATAATAATCAACATTTCTTTCTTGTAATAGACCGTTAATTGAAACACTAAACAGAGCGCCTATGCTTTCACCAACACTAAATTGTGTTTGCATCCCGTCTCCTTTAAATGTTACAATTGTTATATCAATTGATTTGTTAGCATATTTTTTGGAAAAATTATTACTTTTAATAAACTCATTCAACAAGAAAAATCTACTTACAGCAGGTGACACCTCAAATTCCTCACTGTCAATTAAGAAGCCCATCATTGTAAATTTGTAATTTTGAACATAAAATCTACGCCCATCTAAGGTTTCCATTGGTGTATTATCTTCAATGCTTTCTAATTGTATTGGAATATAGTGACCTTTAATCGTTGTGTAGTCTTGTCTTGATGAGAATCTTTGTAAAACAATTTTATTAAATTTGTTCAAATCTCTAAACTTGTTACATACTATAGTGATTTCATATGAAATATCAACAGGAACAGGTTGTGGTATTTTATAAATGTCAGCGCCCATTTGTGTTCCATCCCAAGTTGGGACTGAAGCATAATAAAATTGGTGTCTGTCTGGTATTGTTCTTTGAATAGCAGGGTGGGTGCCCGGTTGAACGTCGGGTTTTCTAATTGTTACAACAAATGGTAATTTAACATTACCATCCTCATCAGTGAATTCCCAATTCTGTGAAAACTCACCCCATCTTTGAATAGTTAAGATTCTATCAATAACGGGTATTTTCTTACCATCTGAAACAACAACAAAATTCTTTTTAACATACTCCAACATACCCTTATCCAAATCATCATGTAAAATGGAATCAGGTAAGAAGGTGTCTGATTTAGTTATATCATCCAAAAGCTCTTGTCTTCTTGCGGTTAATTCGTTTTCTTGATATATTTTAATATCTTTTTTTCTTGGTAATGGCATATGTTATACTCCTCTAAATTCTCCTTCTTGTGAGATAGCACAAGTTATTGTCCTATAAAATGGTTTAAATCCCCACATATTATGTTTATTGTCAGTAACCACTTTACCGTCGTTTGTAACAACATAAAATCTGGTTTTATTCTCATTTTCAGGATATCCAATATAGTCACCGTATTTTATATCTATCTTAAGTTCTTCCAAATGTTTCATATAAACCGACAACGTCATGTTACCCGGTTCATTATATCTCATCAAACCTGTCTTATATGTTGTGTTTTTTGGTGCATCAATTTTAACCAACCCAAAAAATTCTACGGGTGGAAAATATCTAATTTGGTCTTGGCCCGCTTCAGCATAAACAGAGTCTCCGTCTGTCTTACTTCTATCAACACGATATAACACCAACTTCATACCTAAATCACCATGTAGGTATTCTTGGCCTATTTGTATGTTTAAATCGTAGTCTTCTTGACCGAAAAACTTATTAAGTCGGGTTATAGGTAGTTTAGCCATATTCTAATAAATAGTTTAATCTTTTATTCTATTTAGTTATATTATAACAATGAGCACAATGATACCTGAAATAGAGGCTAGAGAACTATTGGTAACGTATGAGGGTTCTAATAACCATTTATTAGAATTTAAAAGAAAATTTACCGATGTTAAAAATTTTAAATTAACTAGGCCGCAAGCAGAGTATGTTATAAAATATAAAGATACTGTTCCTAAAGTAGCTAAAAAATATATTAAAATCGTTTCATCTTTTGGTGAAAAAATACAAGAAGAGAGGTTACTACCTACTCCACCCGAACAAATATGGTGTGAAAAATTATTGTGCGAATCAGATAAAGCGTTCCATATATGGGGTAAGGTTTTGGATAGTGACCAAATGTCTTCTATGTGGTTACCTAAAGCAGCTATTGTTCAACCTGAAAAAAAATTAAACAGGGTTATCGATTATTCTGTTTATGGAAATAGGCCACCATTAGAACACCAAAAAGTTGCAATTGAAAAATTATTAGCAAATGATAAGTTTATTCTTGCTGACGACATGGGTTTGGGTAAAACTACGTCAGCAGTCATTGCGTCATTAGAAACCGGCGCAAAGAAAATTTTAATTGTGTGTCCTGCATCACTTAAAATAAATTGGGACAGAGAAATTAAAAATTACACAGATAGAAGGGTTTTAATTGTTGAGGGACGTAAATGGGGTTCTACTTTTGACTTCTATATTATAAATTATGATATCATAAAAAATTACCATTCAACTGATAAATCTGAGGATAGTGATGATTATAAATTATTGGTTAATGCGGGATTTGATTTGGCTATTGTTGATGAGGCGCATTATGTTTCAAATACAACAGCAAATAGAACACGTTTATTAAATGACGTATTAGAACAAATTCCTAAGGTATGGTTATTAACAGGAACACCAATGACATCAAGACCAATTAACTATTTTAATTTATTAAAGATTGTTGATTCTCCATTAACATTAAATTGGCAATCATATGTTCGTAGATATTGTAAAGGTTTCCAATTTAGAGTTGGCAACAGGAAAATATGGAATACAAGCGGGGCAAGCAATTTAGACGAATTGCGTGAAAGAACTAAGAATATTGTTTTAAGAAGAATGAAAACAGATATTCTTGATTTACCTGAAAAAATTATCACCCCAATTTTTGTTGAGTTAACAAGCAAAATGTATGATGAAGAATTAGAAGAGTTTACAAGAATTAGTAATGAAAAGAAAGAAGAAGACACTATTAGTGTTACCTTAAATCGTTTAATGAAAGTTCGACAATTAATATCTTATGAGAAAATTCCTTACACTTGTGAATTAATTGATAGATGTATTGACCAAGGAAAAAAAGTAATTGTGTTAACAAATTTTACAATGACCTTAGATATATTACATGAAAAATATAAAAAGAATTCTGTGGTATTAGATGGTCGAATGACTAAAGATAGAAAACAAGAATCGGTTGACAAATTTCAAAACGAAGACAAATATAAAATATTCATCGGTAACATTAAAGCGGCGGGTGTTGGTATTACCTTGACTGCTGCTGAGGTTGTAATTATGAATGACTTGTCGTTTGTTCCTGCGGACCACTCACAAGGTGAAGATAGAGCTTATAGATATGGCCAAAAAAACAGTGTGTTGGTTTATTACCCCGTTTTTGAAAATACAATTGAAAAAATAATTTACAATATTTTACAAAAGAAAAAGGGTATTATTGACCAAGTAATGGGTGATGGGGAATACTCAGAATCATTCAGTCGGGACCTTATTAAGCATCTCCTTTAATTTATTAATACAATCTTCCAATAATGCCGTTAAATTTTCATCCTTAGGGTCTCCAATTAAAGCGGTAATTTTCTTATTTTCAAAATCAATTGAGAAGGTGTTAGATTCCCCCTCCTTGGCTTTGTATGAAAATTCAAAATTGTTTTTCCCACCAATTTCAAATAGTTCGTATAGTTTACTGTTCATATAACCAAATATAAGCAAAATTCAAATATTTATCAAATATGAGCGATATTATTTCACAATCTGACAAACAAAAACTATTCACCCAAGTATTCCATCTTTTAGGTTTACCTGTTCGTGGTATAGAATTAACAGAAGAACAAATGGACACATTCTTAGAGTTATCCATTTCTGAATATGAACAATACGTAAGTGATTGGTTAATTGAATCACAATGGTCATCTCTAAATGGGTTGAATGTGGATACACAGTCCTTGAGTAGGGCGTTTACCACAAGAAGTTTGGATTTTGAAACCCAATATACCCATTCGTATTCTAAAATTGTTGGTTTACAAGCGGGTGGTGATTGGGAATTAAAGAAAGATTATATCACCCTACAAAAGGGACAACAAATATATGAAATACCCGCAGGGCGTGAAATTAATGAAGTTTTATGGTTTACTCGTGCAACATTAACCGATTCAATTGTTGATCCATTCTTAGGTGGCTTTGGTGGACTTGGTGGTGTTGGATTTGGTGGTGTGGGTGGTTTTGCTCAAGTTGGAACATCGGGTTCATATTTCTTATTACCCGCATTTGACTTATTATTGAGAATGGGTGATAGAAATTTAAAAAATAGAATGATTGGTGGTGATTTAACTTATAGAATCACAGCAGGCCCTGAAGGTAAAAAACTTCTACACTTATTAAATGTTCCTGGTGGTAGATTTGATTTTGGCTCAATGAAAAATAGTTACCAAGTTTGGTATTGGTATTATGATACAATGGATAGAGACTCTTGTTTAAAACAAAATAAAGATGTTATTAAATTACCATCTGATGTTGATATCGAAGCTCTTACATGGGAATCATTAAATAAACCCTCTCAGAACTGGGTAAGAAAATATCTTATCGCGTATTCTAAAGAGGGTTTAGGTAGAATATGGGGTAAATTCTCAGGTGACTTACAAGTTCCCGATAACTCCGTTAAATTAGATTACAATTCTTTACTTACCGAAGGTAAAGATGAGAAAAGTAAATTAGTTGAAGAACTTACACAAAGACTTGAAAGATTACGTCCTGACAAAATGCTTGAAAGAAAAGCAGGTGAAGCCGATAATCTTAACAAAGCTTTGAAGTTCAGAGCAATGCCTAACCCAATTACAATTATCTAAATTTCAACTGCGTGATAAGCGTAGTCATGGCCATTTGTTTCGATGATTTCATCTTCGTTACTTATTGTGCTATTTGCTTGTAATGATACAACCTTTCTATTGTGCTCAACCCAATTTTGGTCAACAAGTTCAAGACTATTTTCTACATACATAAAAAACGGGTCTTTCTTAACTCTATTCCAAAATAACACTTCACTATCAGATAACGTCATCACCTCATCAAACTTATCTTGACCATCTTCTTTTAACGGGAAACCATTAACAAGTTCACATTGGGATTTGGTAAAATATTGTCTGTCTTTAGGGTCTTCAATTAAAATATCATCACGAATATCTGTTTTGAATACACATAATAATGGCTCAAGTCTTTTATTAAAATTACTTAAATAACGTGCAACATTATATTCACCTTTTAAATCAGGATTATTAGTTATCTCCTTTTCAGGTATCATATAACAATTTATTTCAATAAAATCATTTGGTATTTCAAAACCATTTTTAGTTAAAAATTCTTCTTTTTGTTTTTTGGTTGGCTTCGATATTTTTGTCACGTCGCCCGAAGATTTCTTAACCCCATTATTAACATAATATATCGTTTCACCAAGACCCGCAGGATAATTGCTTTCTAAAATTAATTCCATATGTGCTTGACGAGACATTAAAGAACCTGCTTTAGTTGTTTTCTTAATGTGTTTCTTATAATCTTCTAATGACTGTTTAACACGAGATTTATTTGCAATCTTTGCTAAAGGAATTTCTTTATTATAAATTCGATTAACATAATCATAATACAATTCCACAAAGGTATGTCCATCACCATTTAACAAATACTTTAAACCTTCATCTAAAAACTCAACGATATACTGTTGTAATTTTTTTGATTTAATAGTGTTACCTGTTAATTTAATTTTCTCTTTTCCTTTCTTCATCATTTTAATAATGTAGTTCTTACGAGAAACATTAATACAAGAAGGTGCAACATAGTCAATATCTAATCCCATTTCATTCCTCATGAATATATCATTAAACTCAGCTGTATCAGCTTCAATACCTTTATATTCTTTACCTACTTCAGTTAATTCATTATAACCTTTACCAACATATGTGTGTTCATCAATGTTTGGTGGTGTTTCAAAGTTAACACCATCCGTATCCATTACGAGAGGTTTATAACCCTTCTTCATAAAGAACATAATCATCATACGTAAGCATTGACGACCAGTGCAAGTAATTGTTTCTCCCATATTCATATCACCCCATGGAAACACATGTGGAGCCGATAATGAACCAAAATATGCGTTGATAAAAATCTTAATCGGTAACTGTTTACGGTCATACATTTCAGCCTCAACGGGATTTGTTTTAGCTAACTCAGCCGCTAAACGTTTATACTTAATACGAATGTTACGGAAATATTTCAACATTGATTTTTGAACACCCATAACATCACATTTAGGAAACACATCATATACTAATTGTATTGATGGATAAAGTGACGCGTAGTCAAACTTAACAATGTTCTTAGAATAGCCAACATTTAATAAACGAGATAACCCTCCTGTAATTGCTCGCTTTTCATCTTTCGATGGAATAGCTAAACCATTTTCATATGACCATGCTAACATGATAATCTTCCACAATGTTGCGGTTCCCATCGTAGCAATTCTTTCATATGTTGTTGGAACTAACTTTGATAACAAAAATGTTGATTGACTAAATGAGTCATCAACCACCATTGTTTCTGTTAAGTCATCGTCAAGATACTGCTCCACAATTTTTTGCCCACCCCATACTTCAAATTTATTTGGAAATTTTATTAATAAATCTTCTGTCCCCGGTTCACCAACTAATCTGTATTTACCTGTTTTTGGATTTACATAATAAGTTTCATTGTCAAGATAAATTTTTGAAATTTTTGAACCCTCAACATATACACGATTTGGTTTTTCTTTTTCCAAATATGTTGTAATATATTTTAACCCCCATGATTTGATTTCAGAGTTGATTGCTTGCGCTCTACGAACAGCATGCGCAATGTCAACGATATTAAATCCCCATATGACATGTTGTTTGTATGGTTCAACTTCATTAGCAAGTTTAAGCATGCCTTCTTTTTCAGAAATACCGTCATTTGTAAAAATTTTAGTTAATCCTTGGGTATCAACACCTAAAATTTCTGCACGTTTTAATATAAAGGGCCAGTCAAACGATGCGGAGTTATACCCACCAATTATTGTTGGTTTTATTTCTCTAATAGTTAAGAAAAACTCTTCAATGCATTTTTTTCACCATCCTCACCAAATGCAGGAATGGTTTTATTTAATCCCCTATTATCTTTAACACCAATTAAAATGATGTTACAATTTTCAGGTTCTAAACCCGTAGTTTCAATATCAAATACAAAACGATGAACACCTGAATAGTCATCAACACCTTTAAATAATCTTTTTCTTTTATCTATAAGATATTGCTCAACAGGCGATAGTATTGCAAAATATTGTCTAAAATTTTCACCCCACGGGTCAATACCACCTTCCTTAAAAAAACTTGTTAAATTGGTATAACTCTTTAATGATTTAACCAAATATTTTAAACCGTTTTCTAATCTTTCGTTACCACCTGTCTCAAGTTTATCAATGATAATTCCGTGTTTAGCCATCGCTTTTTTTTGCGTGGCTTTAGAATCACCATAAAAACCTAATCCCGATAAATCACCAACCCATAAAAATGGTGTAAATGTATCAGGCTTAATGATTTTACCCTTTTCAGGGTCTTGAATAATTTTGTGAATTTTGTTGTTTCTGTAGTCGTATTCTACACCGACGATATACATTTCGTCGTCGCCGCCATTGAGAAATGCCTCAATAACCTCTTGAGAGATAACCTCTTTCATATTTTATATTTTTTAATGTGACGTATTAGCTTGTGGGAAATCCACAGTTTGCCTTGTTTACATTATTAAATATAATAAAAAAATGGGGGATTAAGAAATTATGTTAATAAATAATTTTTCTGTTATTGGAACAATCAAAAGGTTATCATCAGCAAAGTTGATGTTAATTTTGCCTTCAAATCTACCAATTTTAGATGTTTGTTGTTTGGTAAATCTGTGGGTAATATATAACTCATCGGTTTGATATCCATGTTTTTTTGTTCTTAATACAAGATTACAAGGACTGTCTAATATTTCATAATTATCAGTTTTTGTATCAAACATTTCAAATGTGATGTCTGAATTTTCTAGCATATCATTAAAGGACGACTTATCATTTTTTCCGTCGTCCACTAATCTCATCTTTAATATAGGGTCAGATGATCCCTGTCTTATAAAAAATTCCATATGTTAAAATAATTGAGCATATCCTTTATAACTAAAAGTTCCTGTGTCGGTTACTCTCACTTCTATATTGGCACCGTTTATTGCTGTTGATATTGTTGGGTTTGGTGAACTACCTTCAGATGTGATTTTATATGTTTGAATATTTGCAACTTTAGCATTACCATTTGAAGTTAATATGTGATATGTTGTTGATTTACCTGTACTATCTTCAATTGCAACAAATTTAATACTACCACCGTGATATGTTGTTGCATTATATGATAATAAAACAATGTTATTTGGATTCGTCACACTTAAAGTACTAATTGTTCCTTGAACACCACTTGCACCTGAAGTTCCGCTTGTACCAGTACTACCACTAGAACCTGATGTACCACTAGAACCTGATGTACCACTAGAACCTGATGTACCACTAGAACCTGATGTACCACTAGTTCCTGACGTACCTGAGCTTCCTCTTGTTCCTGATGAACCGTTACTACCACTAGAACCAGATGTTCCAGAAGAACCTGAACCACCACTAGAACCAGATGTTCCATTTATTCCACTAGTGCCTGAACTACCGTTAATACCCGAACTTCCCGAAGAACCCGATGTTCCAGAAGAACCTCTTGTACCAGAACTTCCTGATGTTCCACTTGTGCCGGACGTTCCCGCATCACCAGCGTAAGCAAATTGTAAAGATAAAATATCTTCATTAATTGGAACGGTACCACCTAAATAAATTACACCGACTTGAAACCAAGTTGTGTTATTTGTTATCGACATAATGTCAAATGTGGTATATGCGGGGTTTCCGTTAATGTTATTTTTAAGTGTTAATATTCCTTTTACTATATTTGATGAATCATCCCAATTTGAGATAAAATTATACATGTCAGAACCATCGTATGCCGTTTTACTAATAGCAATTGCTGAAGTTGAACTTAATGCTCCCGTGGTACTTGTTAATGTTAATGTAACGGGTGAGGCTAATGAGCCAACTGAAGTTAATTGACCAA